CCAGCTTGTTGTTGAGCTGCCATTGCATCTGCGCCACGCGCTCTACCGAAATCAGCCATCGCAGCGTCTCGCGAAGAAGTATATCCTTGACTACGAATCCCTGCTAATGCTTCAGTCATACCGCGTCTATTAGCAGTATCAGATTCTTCTTGACTTAATCTAGAACGAGAGCCACCAAATGCTCCTGCACCTATTTCAGAAGCTCTACGACCAATATCTCCTTGTTGTTGCGCTTTATCCATATCGCGCATAACTTGTTGGACTACTTGATCTTCATACGGATCAGAATATCGGCTAATACTAGAAGGATCAAAATCACCTCTACTAGCTTGTAATGTTTGTCCAGCTTGATCAAGTCCTGCTAACCCGCGTTCTTCAGCTCTTGAGGCGGCTTGTACACCTCTACCTAAGAAATCTGTTCCACGGTTTATCCCTAAACGAGTATAATCTTCACCTTGTTCTTGAGCGCGTCGCATAGCCGCAGCAGCTTCAGAAGAACCACCAGCCATCGTAGCTAAACTTTCTTCAGTTAAACCCGCAGCTCTTGCCATATATGGTTGATAAGCACCAATACCTTGATCCGCGAGTTGCATTGCATATTCTTCTCTAGGAGAAAATCCTGCTATCCGGTCGCCAGTATATGTAAACGGGTTAGAATCTGCCGCTCCCATATTTTCGAATTGGCTTTGATAATACGCTTCAACTTGAGGTAATAAACCAAAACGATTTTGACCTCCTGTAAGCATATCATAGACACGCCTATCAGGAGCTTGATAACTATATGCTGTTTCTGACATGGTTATGCAACCCCGTTTTTATTAACTTTATCAAGGGCCGCGATTCCTTTATCGAAATCACCACCACCCATTCGTTTTACGCCATTATAAGACATAACGTATTCTTTATCACTAGCCCAAATAGGAACCATATCTTCTCTCGGGCCTCCAGGACCGTCGACTTCACCGCCGCTTAAAAACATTTTACGGCCTAATACAGAACCGCCGTCCTCCATACCTATACGTGGAGTATTCATTCTTGACGGTTGGAAACTAGGTGCGCGAGTAGCGCGAATAATTGGTTTTCTTTTTTCTTTCCCTACCGCTGCTTGTGTAAGGATTTTCGCAATATCTGTCCCAGAGGCTTGTAATTGTTTAGCAACAATAGGATTCTCTTCGAGATACTTTTTAAACCGCTCCATACGAGACGGCATTTCAGTTGCAATAACAGTACCGCTAGGGCTAATGCTTGGATCTCCATAACCTTCTGCGTCGACGTTACCTAATTCTGACATCGGGATATCTATATCCCCCTCTGATATCTGTACAGGGGTATTTAATGAATCCGCTTGAGGGAACCCTTGTTCTGGATAAGCCGTATTAGCAGCAGTATTTTCGAGTTCTAAAGCATCTACTACGTCTTTTGTATCTCCAGCTCCTGTTATAAAATCTTTAGCACCAGTTCCTAATGCTTTTAAAGCCTCTGCAAGACCCCCGAGAAAGGCTTCTTTAGGTTCTTGTTGTAACGGAGCATCTACGTGTTTACGGTATTCTTCGTTTAATGCATTAACTAAACGACTACCACCAATATTCCCGATACCCGTATTCGCACCGTATGTCGCGTATTTATTAAGGATATCCATAGTAATATCAGGAGATAACCCTGTTTCACCGCCCTGTTCTAAAAACTTAGCAGCGTTAGATTGAGGGTTAGTCATTGAATCTATTAAAGATTGACGTTGCTCGTCACTATAAATACTATTCATTAATTTATCACTACCGTAATATTTCCGTCATTAATTACCGAAACCGTTCCAATACTTCCAGTTGCGCTTGTCCCAGAAGTACTTGGCGTAGAAATATTTTGCCAAGAATTTCCCAAATATACTTGAAGAACCTCTTCGGTAGTATTCCAAATAATATCGCCTGTACTAAACTTTAACGTATCTCTTTGTGAAACTGGAAATTGAGGAGTCGCACTAGGGTCAAAAGCATCTAAATTGAGTTCCAATATCCTGACAAATCTGTTAAAAGTTTGCGCATCTACTACCTGTGAAAAATACGGGTTTAGTAGAGGCAATCTGCCTTTCAGCAGTTTTCCCATTATCGTCTACCGTTAGGTTGTACATCCAACCTAGTTGATCCAATAACAAATCCAACTCCTAAACGATCCCCCATCTCTGCATTATCGTCAGATTCAAAACGTACTGCTGCTTGACGACCTCTTACGCGAGTATCAATTTTAGTTGTTGTTGTTGTAAACGGAGTCGTTTGATCAGTAGTTAATGTATCTCCAGGATAGTTACGAGCTTTAAGAACAAAATTTATAGTTTGACTACTTCCTGAATCGCCCGTAAATTTAACATCTGGGATACATCTACGAATAAACTGGAAAGCTTCTCCGTCCCCTAAATCAAAATCCGCACTTTCAATATATACGTTTTCCATAGGAGAACCATCATCATCGAACCCTGTTTCATGGTTATAAATATAATTACTACCGTTATCTGTCCCTGCTGCTCTAGGTACTGCAGAAATACCTTCATCAAGCCACGCGGTTCTAGCAAGTTCACCAATAGACCAAGAGTTTTCTATATAATTATAAGAAAAATATTTATCTATTGAGTCACTTGTTTCGGAACAATAAAACCAACCAACTTCATTAAACTGCTTATTTAAAAATCCGAATACTTGAAAGACTTGGGATTCATTAAGATCATTAAACACATATGAATGAACAGTACATGGAACAGGTTGAACGGCTCCAGTATAGGTATAAACACCTTTTTTATCCATCCAAAAAACACCGTTAGGAGTATTTACCGCAGCATTAGGGCTAATTAAACTAACTCCTTCATTAACAAGGTTAAGTCCAAAAGTTAACGGAGGCCCAACAAATTGCAAACTATACATTGCAACGTCAGTCCAAATCAGTGTTTCTTGTCTAGCTCTAAGACCGCCGATAATTTGAGACCCAGCAGAACAACGTAGCGAACCTGCTGTATTAGTAGATAAAGGTTCCCATTGCAAAGGGTTCTCTTGGTCTGAAAAAGCCACTAACATCGGATCTAGTTCTTCAGATCTACTACCGCCCTCTATAGGATCAGCACCTAAAACAATAACGTGCCTATCAATATCTGAAACTAAAACTTGTAACCCAACAGTCGGAGCAAAATTTGCGCCCGCAATATCTTTAAGGGCTTTAGCTCGCTGACTGGCAGTGGAAAAATCCCAATAATAAACCCCTCCTGCCCGTACATTAGCGATTAAATCTTCGCCAAAATTATCTAGTGACCATATTCTTAACTGATTATTAGGAGCTAATGCGCTTGTAGAACCCCAAGTACCTCCTCCCCATAACCCTACACTCCAGCCAGAACCATCAACATAAACGTCTAATCCCACACTTATTTGATAAACTCCTACTGTAGAACCTCCTCCATTACCGGTATCTGAAGAATTAGCGGTAACTGTATTTCCGGAAGTATCTTTAGCAGAAATAGTAAAAGTATTTACACTAGGTACTGAAGTAATCTGATATTCTTGATTAAGAACTGCCGCAAGAATATTCCCACCTAATGAAGCGGCTCCTGAAAAAGTAACAAAATCATTTAACGACGCTCCGTGAGCCGTATCTGTAATTGTAATTACAGAAGAACCGTTAGTTGCAGCAAAAGTTACATCTCCTGCAGCAGTAGTAGAACGAATAGGTGTTATATCGTTATACGCAGCACCTTCTTGCCAATATAGTTTATTTGTTGTCCCTATCCCAAATAAACGAGTACCGTTAGTAGCTACCCAACCATGAAGTTTTCTAGCAATTCCTGAAAGGGTGTTCGGAAGATATTTTTCCCAACCTCCTATTTTTTCAGGAAGCCCCTGCCTAAAACGAACAAGATTAGAATCAAACCACCCTCCTTCGGCAGAATAATCAGTACCTTCTTTATTGATTCCAGGAGTAAATATGTATTTTTGAAGGGGCATTATCTGTATTCACCTGTGCGAATCATTTCAGTTACCTCTATGGCACGGTTGCCTACTTGTGTAGCCCACTTGCTGTCCATGAATTCGTCAGCGGCAACGTCAAACTGCTCACGGGACATAGCCTCAAGCGCCTTAACAAAGCCACGCAAGCGAGTCTGTCCGAGGTTAAAGGAGATATCTACCAAGGCATCTTGACGCGCTTCGTTCATTGCAGGGAACCAAAAGTATGAATCGGTAAGCTCTTCTCGTACCCGCTTGATGTCGTTGTTTAACAGGTAGTTAATCTCATCGTCAGATAAACCTAACCCAGATTCTGCGATATTCCTGCCCACACCAATTGTTTCATACCCAGCCGAGCATATATAAACTTTAGACCGCACACCTTCGTGGCGTTTAAGCATCTTAACTAGATTACTCATTACTTCTCCCTAGCTACGGAGTTGACCTTCTCGTAACTTCTCATTGCGCCCAAACCTAACATTCCCATCATAACCGGAACAAGCAAAGTTGTATCTATTTCGGGGAGGTCTACCCAGATGCCTAGTATGTTGGCAATAATCGTGTTGTAAAGTAAGCCCAGCGAACACACCCACCCGATACTGGGCCTCCAGCCAGCAACAAATAACGACTTATGTGCAGCTTCGGCCTTGTTTACGTCTAGCTGGCCCTTCATAAGCTCTTGGGCATGTCGCTCTGACATCGTAGCAATCTCATGCGCCAATGCGTTTTTCTGATCCTTGTCCTCGATGAACTTATCAAGTAGCCCTGTAACCGGCCCTACTAATGATGCGACGATACTCATAAAGAATCACCGTTTCGGATGTAGATGATATCAAGACCAGCAGACACGGATATGTCGGCACCCGCAGAATCCCCGATACAGCGAACTTCTATATCTGTTTTTTCTTCAAACTTCAGAGGAATACTGTAAGTCTGATGTATCACGCCATTATCAATAACGTGCTTATCTTTAGTTTGAAATACTTCGCCAAAAGGTCGCGCCACCAAGTAGACGTTGGCGTATTTGTTGTTTTGTGCTGTAGCGGCAGTAATATCTTTTTGAAATAAGTAGGCTGTATGGTCTGCTGGGACTGTCCACAATGCCATAAGCGTTTGGTTGTCACCGATAGCAATCGTTGCGTACTTGTCGGCAGGAACACCAGATGTCACAGTGCCATCGCCCGCGTAGATAACACCTGCATTCTGCCCACCAGATCCAGCGGTATTAACCACCATACGGTTGATGCGGATGTACGTTTTGGCTGTGTTGACAGGGGTTTGCCCGTTCAGTGTTACCGTTTCGCTTATTTCCGCGTAATCCGCATCTAGCCCAGACAAGGTAACGGTACGCGCACCAGTTCCTGCGGACGTATCGTTTGCAGAAGAACTAGATACCTTGAGCACCGTTGCAGTTTCGATGTAGCCATACAGTCCGCCTTCGGCCCATACGGTTTCTAAGCTGTCATCAATATCTGGGTTAAAGCCAAACTTAAAGATTGCGTAATGCCATCCAATTTGACCGCGCTTTACTTGTAGTTCAAACGGTTCTGTAGTACCTACGCGGCTTATTGATGATATTTGTTTAGCCATTGTTTAATCCCAAGTCTTCATGTTAGACCGTATCTTTTTAGGGATACAGTAAGCACTGATGTTGTTCTGATTACGCCTTCGCTTGTCTATCGTAACTGCACCAGATTCAACGTAGTACGCAAACTGATTGCAGCGGGTCACATCTCGAAAGTAGAACTCTTCCTTTAAAGGTTCCCCGTCG